CACTAGAAAGGTTCGCCATCCTGCATCAGTTGCCGCGAGATAATCGGCGAAGCCGTCACAGGAGGCCTGACAGATCCCCTTGAGTCCTTGTGCCCATGGTTGGCGCCATTGGTGGGTGTAACCCGTGTGACTATCACAGAATTCTAGGATTCGTTGCCAGATATCAGCGGGAACCATGGCTGGGTCGCCCGCAGCGCCAAAACGGACGGCGCGACCTGTGAACAGGTCCCAATCCTGACCGATGTGAGCATAGCTGCCACGGTGGTAGGCATTCCAGACTGACAGGGGAGCATGAAACCATTTGATGTAACACGTCGCAAGATTGGCGCCATGGTGGGGACAGTCGCCGCAAACACTGCGGCCCCGGTCGTCCTTAAATGCTTCGTTGGGCTTAACATCACGCGGCAGGATCCAAGTCTGGAACATGGTCCCGGTCTTGCCATTGGCTGAACCCTGACTGAGACCGGTGACGATACAGACAATAGGGGTGCCGTCATAAGGGGAGATACCCTCCCACAGAATGCGACCGTTTGGATTGATTGACATTTTGAAACCTAGCGAGGTGGTTTGAGTTGATAGGGGGGACTCCCCCCTGTGGATGGTATTAAGCGGCCAGCAACCCGTTAACCCTAGTGCAAACCTTGATGGTGTTGTGATCAGGGGAGGGGAGGTTCCGACGCAGTTCAAAATACAGGCTAGGGGGAACGTCTACTCTCTCAGCATCAGCCCCAAGTGCTTGGAGGCAGGAGGGGAGGCAGTGGTGCCCCATGTAGCCCTCATCCCACGCGGCCACTCGGGTTCCATCGATACAGAGAACGAACAAGCGGCGCGGGTTGCCGTTTCGGTCGTTGTGAGTGCAGACGTGTTGAAAATACATTGCGTTGCGGCTTGCGATGAGCCGTGATTGATCGACAAATTCATCATGCCCACAAATCGCGGCAGTTGTCAACAAATCCGTTTTGAATCGCCTTTATATATAGAAGCGACGTGCTTTGTTACTGAATGTAAAGCGCTTCATGAAGCCGTTGTAACACTGTTACAAACCTGTTACATATAGGTTCTTTTTTTCCTCTCATGTAAAGTTTTGCGACAGGGTCGCCAGATGTCTCTCCGATTTTTTTCCCCATTTTGACCTTGATATAGGTCACTTTGGGGGATCCCACTGTAGGGAGTTGAGTCAACTTAAACTAATAAATATCGCGATGAATAGAGATAGTTATGCCTGTATCTCCGGCAGACTTTGAGTTTTACTCCCGGATGACCGGGCAGCCCATTCCTAATACTCCTGCGGGGCGAATGGCTATTGCGCCCCAGGTGTACAACATGCGTCGTGGCGGCGGTGGTTTTGGCCGTGTTTTACGTGGAGCTGCCAAAGGTGCATTGACTGCAGGTGCTCTTGTTGGTGCAGGTGCTTTGGCCCTGGCAACTCAAGAGGAGATGGCTAAAGAAGGTCCGAAAGTAAAAGTTACAGAGAACATGAGCGGTGTCGAAAGTGCTGCACCTTCAGTAACTACTAGCCCCGTACAAGAACAAGCTGATAAGCAATATTTTCAACCAGGTTCAGGTGAAGAGCGTATTGGCACTCCGACTGCTAAAAAACTCAGAGAAATCGCGGAATTCCGTCTTTCTAATCGCATCTCAGGCCAGACCGTTGTTCCTCAGGCTGATCCGAGCATTGCGAATGAAAGCCGTGGGGCTCAGCTCGCCTCGACAAGTGAGCCCACACAACCGCGTGTCGAGGTACGCCAGCAACCTTCTTCTGGAGTCACGGTTACTTCGTTGTCTAACCAAGCAGCAGCCGAAGGCGGTATGCCTGCCAAAGAAACAAATCCCGAATTAAGTGCAATCCGGCAACAACTGGAGATGTACGAGGGTAGTCCCACCCAAAGTCCTTTCCAGGCTGATGGTGCGATGGAAGAGCTTCGCCGTCAGTCGATGGATGTCAAGCGCAGTGTTGGTGATTTGCCGAGAAGCATCCGAGGTGACGTTGGAGTTTTTCTGAGTAACTTAGGAGGACAGACTGCCGCACCTGCACCTACTGCTGCGCGATATGCTGCAAAAGAAATTCAACAGCAACTCGGACGAATGAGTGAACGTGATCAGGTTCAGTATCAAGGTGGACTGAAAGGTTCAGCACCACAAGGTGTTTACGGAAGTCTTGAGACAAGTCAGGACGTGATGGGGGATGCCCCGTTGGGTGGACTCAGTTCTTCTAAAGAAACCATGCGGGGAATGATGGAGCGTGGCAACGTTCTTGCCTCAGGTATTCCACAGACCTCTACGGTTGTACCAGGACCTACTGATCCGATCACAGGAGATTACCGGCCCTTCGTCAGCAATAAAGGTCGTGAGATTGGTGCTCTTTTAACTCAAGCACAAGAGAAGAAAGTAGCCGCCCCCACACTGAAACAAATCGCCGGCGATGCACTCAATCTTCTCAATCCTTTTAAAGGTGAAAAAATTGACCCTAGAGAACAACAGATCCGTCGCGATGTCGATCGGACTCTTGGACGTTTTACTCCTGAGCAAAAAGAAACTGAGGTACGTCGTCGCTTGGGTCAATGATAAGTAAGGAGTAATATATTGATAAGTACCTCATAACTATGACCTTCCTCGAACCGGTAATTGCGTCCCTTTTAGGTGCAGCGGTCACTGCTCTCGCGGTGTTCCTGAAGAAGAATATGACTGCCGCAGCTATTCTCAAATACGGTCCTCTCGTAGAGAAAGCTTACGACATCATTGATCCTGTCCTTGATAAAAACCTTGGCAACTGGGACGGCTCCAAAGTTGATAAAGCTTTTGAGCTTGCAGTTGAATCTGTTGCTGATGGCGAACTGACTGCTGCTGAAATCAAGAAGCTGGCTGTGCACATGGCGCAATCCTGGCTTCCCGGTGCAGCTGCGCAGAAGGTGCGTCTGTTAGAACAAAACGGTATGCCTTCTGAACAACGTAAGGCTGCAGAAGACATCACCGCCAAAGTGAATACTGCTTCCTGAGATGGTCACTTTTAACCGAAGAACAAATAAGCGCGACGAAGAATTTTTAGGCGGAAAGTCCCCCTATGAAGGGACTTTGGGGCCGAACAAGTCTGCAGATATCTTCAGCCGATATGCTGGTGGACTGAAGAAGACAAACCCCCGCCAGGCGACCTTTGATTCCGATAGTCGTACTTTCTCTGATGTTGCCCCCGCTTCGCAACAGAAGATTGATGATCTTCGGTTTTCTGCTGCCCCTTCTTTTGGTAATGAGGGAGATAACAGTTTCGCTCAATCTTTCTTAGAGAAGTATCGCGATGGTGTTGTCCGGGGATTTATTGCACCGGAAGATGAGATTAGGCCGGAAAACTTAGATAGAATAATTTCACAGGATGCGTACGCCGCATCAATGGAGCGAAGCCCTAATACTGCCGGCAAGTTCCCCGGCGCCGATGGAGTGAAAGTTTAATGAATTCATTAGTTAGGCCAGCTGGTAAAGCACTTTTCGATTTTCTCAAAACTGAGGAAGGACGAAAGACAGGGATGACTGCCCTACGTAAAGGTGGAGAAGCTCTTGGGAAAGTAGGGTCTGTTGCTGGGCGTGTTGCTGAAGATGCTGTTTTAGCAGGTGGTCCCATGGCCGCAAAGTTTGCTGAGAAGTATGCAGGTAAGAGTGGACTAATCGGTGACGTCGCACAACGTGTGGCTACTACTCCTACTGATGATGTAATCGGTGCAGCTGTGGCGGCAGGCAGAATCGCCAATCCAGTAGCGAAGGCAGTAGCTGTTGCCGGAACAGGAGCACTGGTAGGTGGTTTGATGACAAAACCAGAAACTGCTTACTCAGCAGCTATGAATACGCTCGCCGCTCGCGAGGCTTCTGCATATGGGGTCATCGATGCCAAGCTCCAGGCTGATTCAGCTCGTCAACTTGGTAACCAGGATCTGGCAGCACAGAAGTTTCAACAGGCACTCTTCTTACAAGAGCAGCGTCAGCAACACGACATGATGATTACCCAGGCGCGTGCAGAAGCTCGCACCCCACGCAACCAACCAATGTCTGGCGCTGGGTTATTTGATCCCATGGCTCTTTCACAGACGATGCTCGGCTCCATTCCTCAGTACTAAAACTATGTTTTACGACAACGCACCTGCAAATACCGGAGAGGGTACTTTTTTCAACCCTAGTAAAGCCTCCAGAGATTCGGCTAAGAATCTCGCACAAATGTGGCAGGGTTCGTATGGCCAGGGTTCGTATGGCCAGGGTTCATACACGCCTAAACAAAAAGATTCCTACGAGTCATTAGCTAAGAGACCTCTGACTGTTGGTACTAAAAGTGGACGTTCTGTGACATTAGGTGACGGGAGTCTTCAAATGTTATATCCCGACAGTTTTGACCCAATTGTGTTCCCCGGAGGGCCAGCAGCTCCGCAAGGTAAATCAACGGGACAACGACTAGCTGGAGCTGGGATGGGTGCTCTGTCTGGCTTTGCAGCAGGCGGTCCTGTTGGCGCGGTTGTTGGTGGACTCGGCGGATTACTCGGTTAATCTAAAAGTTACCTAATCTAAACTAATTAACATAAGAAGAAGTATTTAGTTATGGGGATCCCTCTAGCCGCTTTAGCGTTACCTGCCATCAGCGCTGCCATGGGTGGTATTGAAGGTTACAAAAGAGGCGGTCTTGGAGGAGCGCTTCTTGGAGGCGGTTTAGGCGCTGTAACTCCTGCAGGCCTGCGTCTTGCCGGAGGCGCTTTAGCTGGTACAAAACTAGGTGCTTCAGCTGCACCTGGACTTTATAAGGGAGCTAAAGCTTTAGGCCTTGGTGGCGCGAGCTCGTCTATTGTGCCTGAAGTTCAACGTCGTGCAGGGCTAGCAATTCTTCCGGGTGCTGTATCGACTATCGGCGTTGGTTTGGGAGCTCCTACTTTAGCCGGTATGGTTGGCGGTTCAGTTGCCGGAGGCGCAGGTCAGGCAGCAGGCAATGCTACTCAAGCTGGTGCTGGGCTGATTGGCTATACCGCTGATGGCAAACCTGTTTATGGTGGCGCCGCACTCCCTCCCGGTATGGGACAGTACGGACCCACTAACCCCTATGGTGGCCCACTAGATGTGCTTGGACCCGCTGGTATGGGCCAACGTCTCGACACCTTAAAGACTGCACAGACTCAGCGTGATGTTCTCCGCACCTTGCTTCCCGAAATTGAAGCAGCGGCTGAGGCACGTTCTAAGAAAGAGTTTGAGCGTCAGATGGCTGCAAAAGGTATTCGTACAAACATCGATACTCGCGCAGCAATGCAGCAACGTGCTCAGCAAGCAGGACTGCAGGCTGGCCTTGGAGCACTCTCACAGGCTGGTGGTGCTTTGACCAGCCAATACCAATATCAGTGATATGAGCGCCTTATTACAGCAACAAGTAGATGCGTTGCTTCAAAGAAACCTTGCTGCGAGAAACCAGCTGATCGGCACTGATTACATGCCTGATCTATCTCCGGATACACTTCAAGAGGGTCCGCAGGGTTTTGGTGAGGGACTTGCAAATGTTTTCGGGCTTTATGACGCTCAGCCGAAACTCGAATCCATTCTGAAGGAAAGGGAGGGCCGGGCTTCTCAATACACTAGAGCTCTTAAAGATTTAGAGGAAGCTACAAAAGCCCAAACTAAAGCAGAGGCAAAGACAGAAAGGGCTGATCTAAAAGCTGAAGAAGCTCTAGATAATACAGGGGTTATCAATCGAGAAATTGAGATTAATGAGCGTCTAGGGGACATTCGATCAAGGCTCCAAAAAGAAGCCAGCGACCTTGCTGTTCAACAATCCGTACAACAAACGCAAGCCCTGTTTCCTTATTTAGATGAAGCTGGACGTCGTGGCACTGAGCGTGCTCTGGATGCAAGCCAACGTTTCAGGGCATTCAAAGAGCAGCTCCCATCCAGCATCCAAAACATCATGGCGTCCAAGCAACAGCAGATGGCAAGTGCATCTGATGCCTTTGCGAAAGAAGCACTGGCAATTGCAAACCAGCAACAAGCTGCGACTGGATTCGGTGGATTAGGAACTAGTCGTTACGCCGGGCGTCGTATTGCCTAACTTAAACTAACAAAAGCAAAGGTATAATCATGGGCGGTTCTTCACCTCGGCCTTCACCTCCTCCAACTATTGTTTATAGTCCTGCGCCGCCGCCACCTGCGCCGCCAACTTCTGTTCCTACACAGTCGCTGACAACGCAGACTGCATTGAATGAGGTGAGCGGTAAGCAGACCCGCTTGAACATGGAGCTAGGTGCACAATTAGATCGCACCAATGCTGATTTCTTTGCTGGTCAGGACATTCGCCGTTCGCAGGCTGCCTCTGCTGAGCAGCGTCTCACCCAGAGACAAGCTGGTGATATCGAGACAGGACTGACCCGTACTCGCGGCCAAGAGGAACGAGCAGGTATTGCAGCCACTGGTGCTGAATATCGCGCTGGCCTCGCAACTGCTGGTCAGGAAGAGCGTCGCACCATCGGAACCACAGGAACCGAGACACGAGCAACTGAGCGTGTTCGAGGTGCTGAACAACGTCTTGGTATCGCAGCTACTGGAACTGAACAGCGTCGTGGAATTGCAGCTACCGGAACTGAGCAACGTCTTGGTATCGCAGCCACTGGAACTGAGCAACGGCGTGGGATTGCTGCCTCAGGGGTCGAGCAACGTCTTGGTATCGCAGCTACTGGAACTGAACAGCGGCGTGGGATTGCTGCCTCAGGGGTCGAGCAACGAGCAGGAATCCGAGAGACCGGATCCGAGACGCGACTTAGCGAAGCAGAGCGTGGTCGTCAGCAACGACTGGGTATTGCTGCCACAGGGGTTGAACAGCGTGCAGGTATCCGCGAAACGGGATCCGAGACCCGGCTGTCTGAGGCAGAACGTGGCCGCCAACAGCGACTTGGAATTGCTGCCACTGGAACTGAGCAGCGTGCAGGCATCCGTGAAACGGGATCTGAGCAACGATTTACTGCGTTGCAACAAGAGATGTTCCGGCGCTATAAAGAGAACAGAGATTTCGAACAGGCGCAGAGCCAATATCGGTCATGATTGATTGGATTCACGAGCTGACTGAAAAAGACCGTGAATCCTTTCTAGCCTTTAGCAAACGAGCAGCAAGTCCAATCCAGATTTACTTGTATGCCCGCTTCCTAGGGTTCACCGGATCAATCGTCCAATGTGATGAATGGTCAAAGGAGAATCACAAGAAGCGGGATTTTGGTGGTGTATTAGAAGCTGAGATTGACGCCATGACGATGGACATCTCGAAGCTACGGGATGGTATTGATATGGGGATGATCAAACAGGATATGGGGGCCTCCCGTATCGCAATGATGCAGAAGGAACTGCGAGGCACGATTAAGCAGTTGAATGATGAGCGTATATTGCTTGACAAGCAAGGTTTGATTCTTGCTGGCGCTGACCGTGCGATTCGGGAGATGTTAACGATCTTTCGTGATGATCCAATCGAAGGACCACTTCAAGAAGCATCAATGGGTGTCTGGACAAAGATCTTCCAAGAAGAGTCTTAGTAGACTGATAAAAATTAGCTGTGAATATGCTCGTAGATCCGTATCAAGACAGATATTTTAAAGACGGAAAAGTAATCGGTGTTAACTACTCCGGTCCTGTCGGTAATCAAATAAGAACTGAGACTGATCTTGGTCTTGGCCTTCCTGTTGGTGGTTTTACCGATCGCGACAAGTTTGGCGTCTTAACACCTCCTGGATCTACCGAGCAAGGGAAGATGGAGATACTGACACCGCCTGGTTCTACGGAAAAAGGTAAATTTGGTGTCATTACACCACCTGATGCATCTTTAGGTGGATTTGAAGGAGCACTTGAAAATCTTTTTCTTAGACGCTTCTTAGAAGAGAGACTTAATTGAGTTATGACGCTATGCTTTGTGCATGGCAGGAACGAGTATTCATAGCGTATATCGAAGGACTGCACGTGCTGCAGCTCAGCAACGGATTGTTAAGAAGACTTCAAATATTGATATTGAACGTGCACGAAAGGATTTCGCATATTTTTGTGGTGTCGTAGGTGATAAGCCACCTGCAGAACATCACAAAGAATGGCATAAATATCTTTGCACGGGTGAGGACAGTGAATGTCTTATTGGTATTGGTGGACCAAATATTGATATCTTGGCGCCACGGGGTAGCGCGAAGTCCACGATCCTTGGCTTGTACACAGCATGGGCGGTTGGTATTCATGCACTGGCGCGGAAACCTTTAAAAATCCTCTACATCTCCTACACGGTGGATGTGGCACGCCCTAAGAGCGCAGCTATCAAAAGGATCATTGAATCGAGTAAAACTTATAAGGAGATCTTCCCCACTGTAAAGATCGCCAAGGGGATTAATTCAAACGAGTACTGGAGCATTGATTGGAAGTTTGCTGGTATCCGAACAGCAGGTGAAGAAGAATTTACTGTGTGTTGTGCAGGTCTCAAGGGTGCTGTGACCTCGAAGCGTTCACATCTTTGCATCATTGATGACGCTATTAAGAGTGCTGACGACATCAAAAACCGGGATATCCGGCAAGCGATGGAGGACAACTGGAATTCAGTCATCGTTCCGACGATGTTCCAAGGTGGCAGAGCGATCTGTCTTGGCACCCGCTTCCGCCATGACGATGTCCATAACTCCACATTCATTCCAGCCAACAACTGGGTACAGATCGTCCAATCCGCGATCACTGTTGATGCAAATGGTGATGAACAATCCTATTGGCCGGCCATGTGGTCACTGGATTATCTGCGCGACCGTCGGCGGCAGGCACCAATCGCTTTTTCTTTTCAGTACCAAAATCAAGTTGTACAAACGAGCGAGCTTTCCCTTTCTCCTGATCTAATCATCAAAGGCACCATCGAAACACAATTCGATTGTTTGGGAATCGGTGTCGACCTTTCCGCAGGTATTCGGGAACGAAATGACTATACCGCCTTCGTTATGGGAGGGCGAGTGGGAGGGAAGATACACATTATTGACTGCAAACGTTTAAGGATTATGGGTAACTTAGAAAAATTAGAAGCCATGATGGAGATGATGGAAGAATGGGGTGTCGTGCACAGAGAAAAGAATCAATATTTTCCTACTGGCACCAACATCGAAATTTGGTCAGAAGCCGTTGCATACCAGGCTTCACTGGAGGCTGACTTCAAACGAATCTGTCTCGGTGAACATGGTCTCTACAACATGAACTGGCATGCAGTTAAAGGGTTCAGGGGTGACAAGGTTGCACGCTTCCGTGGCATTATGGGGCTATTTGAGCAACGTAAGCTAATCTTTAATAAGTACAGGAAGTTCCAGGCACTTAAAGATGAGATCGTCAACTTTGGAGTTTCATCTCATGATGACTGTGTGGACGCCCTTGTTTGGCTGTGTAATGGACTAATGACAAGGGGAAAACTAGAGTTAGAGTATTGACGATTTAAACTATAGGTATTCAACGCGATGTCTCCCAGCTATTTTGAGGTAGAACTTGAGCAAGATGCTTATGGTTCTGCCATCCTGCCTTTGCCGGATGAGCTTTGTCACGACATGGCCCTACAACCAAACGAACGTTTTGATGTAGAGGTTGAAGACGGGACAATTATTTTCAAAAGACTCGAAGCTGGTTACGATATTGATAAGTAGACCTTTTTAACAGAATGGGCGATAGTGCTAAATCTCAACTTGACTCTATCCTCAAATCGGTAGTTTCACGCGATAGTACAGGCCCTGCGGACACCATGTTGGTGAGCGCACACCTTTCCCAAATGAAAATGTTTGGGATCAGGCAGGGCGTCGAGTTTTATCCGATGCAGGATAACTTTGGTACGCAGCGCTACGATTTTATTCAGCAAGTCATTAAGTTCAATCGTCTCGATGCACGGCTCGACTCTATCTGGGAACGTTTCCTGGCTTACGGTAAAGGACTGTTCTATATCCGACCGACTGAGAAAACTTATCGTATTTATTGGTTTGATCGGGATTCTTATCGTGCTTACTACTCTCCCGAAGGTGATCTAGAAGAAGTCATCATTATCTATCCTTATAAAGTCAAAACGTCAAAAGGGTTTAGCGGCGTTGGCCTGAATACAAACAAGCGGTATATGCGTCTTCGTATTACTGCAGAGGAGATTGAGGAATACCATAGCGAACAAGAGATCTCGTTTGATAACGAGGCAATGGACTTCCCCTTCACTGACAAGAAGGTGGTGAAAAATAGCATGGAGTTCATTCCATGTGTCGAGGTTCTGAATAACCCTGATGCCTTCGGTACTGAAGGCGCTGGTGAGTTTGACATGATGGCCAACCAAATCATCGCTCACGATGAGATGGTGAAGAACATCAGGGCCAACCTTTCTTTCTTTGGCAACCCGACGTTACTGTCATCTCGTCCAAAGCAAGACATTGTTGAGTACGACTCGAGTGATCCAGCGCAGCGGCCAAGTATTTCAAGTCAGTCAGGCTTCCAGTCAGATTTCTTTCTTTCAAGCTCGACATTTAAGCAAGACAATGTCACTCGTGAGTCTCCTGGATACAATGGCAAACCTGGGTCAGGCATGCGTGTTCCGCGTGTCATTGCGAACCTAGAACCTACTGATCGGGTCGGCTTTATTACGCCGAACGCAGTCAGCACGGATCAAGCTCGATTCGCTGAACAACTGCGCAGTGAGATTCGATTAGCGCTTGGTGGTATTGATGATCTCAGCATTACCAACGTCACTGCCACTGAGTACAAATCGGCTTACGGTCGAGTCAGTGCTACAGCCAAGAAGAAATGCTTACAGCTGTACACCTATGGCATCAACCGCTGTCTCGAGCTAATTATCTTCCAAGAAGAACAGATTTTCCGTAAGTCGATGGCTTACGAGAGCGGGATTAAATATCCCGTTTTACCTGAAGAAGTTGACGAAAAAGCCCTTGAAAAATACGAAAAATCAAAATCTCGTTACGAGAAGAAACTTCAAGCCGCAATTGAGGCAGCACTTGAAAATCAGGAAGTGCCTCCAGGAGTTCTTGGTTTAGCCCCGGACGGGAACAGAACTGTTCTTTGGCGTTGGCTTGGACCTGTGTACGAAGATACAACACAGGATAAACTCAACCAGTCTATTTTCACCAGAAACTTGCAAGAGTTAGGTGTTGATAGCATTGAAGCACTGAAGTATCTATTCCCTTCTAAAACGGATGACGAAATCGCGGGCATGCTCTCCGGTTTCCCATTCCGTGTGGTAGGGGAAGTACAGAGGGCTTACTCCACATTTATTGATCTTATAAATCAAGAAATGAGGACACCACATCCGCAGCAACCGAATCTTCCGATGGCTGCGGATCCGAGATTAGATCTCACCCCCTTCCTTTACCGCACGCTCGAAAGCCTACAAAAAGAGGTAACTTATGCAGGCCGATACCATAATGCCGACCCAATCGGCACCCCAAGCATCCCCGACCCAACCGACCAGCTACGCGGCTCCGGTAGCGCAGACAGCCGCACAGGCTCCGGTGGTTTCTACGAATACCCAATGGGTGGCGCCGTACCAGCAAGTGACGGCCCCAGCCCCGCAAATGCCGGCCCAGATGGCAGCCCAGATGCCGGTCTCAATCCCTACTCAGTCCGCGCCCCAGGCGTACCAGGGGACTCCACAAGCGGAGAACCCTTATCGGGAAGCGTTCAACAAGGTGGTCGGGCTCCTGAGTTCGCCCGTCCAATTCCCAACCCTGGGTCAACAATCGACTCAGACTCCAGCAATCGACCCGGCCAGCTACGGTTCCCAACAGGCTCCCCAATTCAGCAGCCTGGGGATGCAGACCTCTTCGCCTTCGATCAACAACAACCAGGCATTCTCCAACGACTCTTCCCTAACTTCTCTGGAGATCAGCCCGGAACAGCTCCGAGCAAACGGAGTAAGCGAAGCAAGTCTTGAGATCATTGACCACTTTGGTGCTGATGTCCCCAAGGTTCTCAATGATTATGCCTGCTCAGTTGAGGATGCTCTAATCCAGACCAATCAGCAGCTGATCC